CGCTATTTGCATATCCCGCTCTATTATTTCCAAATTGCATAGATTCATTTTGAGATGTCCCACTACTTTGTGGCATTGGTATCACAATTGGCGAAGATGATGCTGATCTAGAACCATTCATGCGTTTAAGCTCTGCTAAAGATGCTGCGCTATTATTAACCAACATGGTTAATAATTTTGCTTGGGTTAATGAAACTTGTTTTATAATTTCTAAAGTCTCACTTCCTCCATTTTTAGAATTGGATGCATTATTACTGGGTTCTTCTCCAAGAACCTGTTCATAAACTCCACGAAGTGTTTGTGCAGCTGTTTTTAAAGTATTAGATTTTGATGCATTTTTGATTTTTACAAGCAATCCAGCAGCAAATGATGTGGCTGCATCAAATGCTGTGCTTAAAAATGAAACTAACCCATCATACAAATTATTAAATGTTGTTGATACCTTATCAAATGCATTTTTTGCTATATTTGTAAGACCGCCCCAAATATCACTAGCCATATCACCAACACTGTTTAATGTATTTCCAATAGAATCTGCAATGGAGCTAAAAAATCCACCACTCTTCTCTTCAATTGAATTTTCACCACCTTTACCAGCGTTTGACATTTCGTTGGCCACTTTATTATCATCAGTTTCTTCCAATATTCCAAGCCACTCCAAAGGTTTTCTTAAAAACATTGGTAGATTTTCTAATTTTGATTTGATCCAATTTTTTAAACGAGACATTACTCCAGTCTTTGAATTGAATGTGTTTTTATCTTCTTCTTTTTCTCCAAAAAGCCAACCATGTAAAAACTCAAATCCTGCTACGATTGGACCACCTCCAACGAATGTTATAATACCTAATGCTAATTGTTTAAACCCTTCACCCAAGTCACCGTTTGAAAAGCTATCCCACGCCATACCGAAGCGCTGTATACCTCCTATAATAGGAAGATATAATGCATTATCAGATATGAACTTGCCAGCAGATGCTACCCAGCCTTTAATGGTTTCAATCACATTACCGGTCAATTGCTGCGCTGGTGTCTCTCTAGCACCTTGGAAAACTGATACTAGCCATTCTACACCATTTACAATATATTCTCCACCACCTGCGATAGAGATTATACCATAGAATATTTGTTTAAAACCTTCTCCCCAATTTCCAGCACTGAATGCATCCCATGCCATACCAAATCTGGTAAATGTTGCTATAATAGGAATATTTAGAGCATTGTCTTTAATGAATTTACCAGCCGCGCCCATCCATCCTTGAATAGTGGTCATAGCATTTCCATTGCTGAGAGAACCGCCCTCGTTAAATGAGCCTTTTGCCTCTAAGAATCCAATCAGAATATCGACACCTATTGATAATATAAATCCAACACCGGGAATAAAATTTACTAATCCACTAATTAATTCCAAAAATCCTTTTGCTATTTTACCCTCTTGAAATGCTTTATATGCATAAAATAAACTAATTATGCCGCCAATGTACGGCAGTCGTTTAAGAAGTTTTAAGCTGATTTTGGCAACACTTTTACCGATCATCTTTAAAAATGTACCTAATCCGATTTTTCCAAGTACTTTTTGAACATCTCCCATCAATCCAGTTGTAAAAAATCCACTGATAAGTGCTATAGCAGATGCTATTAATCCCCCAAGCGGCACTATTAGAGACATTAAAAATCCAAGAATACCACCATTGGTATTTTTAGATGATGTCATTTCCTTTTGTTTTTCAATTGGTTTAGCAACTGTTGATATCAGAGTTTTTGGTTTAGTGTCAACCGCAAATTTCTTTTGATATTCAAAGAAAACTTCGCTGAATATTGTAAATACCGATCTTAACTTTTTAACCTCTCTCCCAGATAGTTCAGCCGTATTTTCATTATTTAAAGAAGAATTAGTTATATTTTTATTAACAATCTCTTTACTTTTCGGCACACCTTTTTCATCTTGTATTTTTTCAAGATTGTCAAGAACCCTTTTCAGAGCTGGTATAATATCAACTAAACTATCCACATAAATTATTTAATCAAGAATCAAAGAAAGAAACATCAATTTCTAATGTACTTTCTCCACTTTCTGTATCGAACGACAATGCATCAAGTTCTGCTTGTTTTATATCTTGAATAAAGTCCACAATCTGTTTATTAATAGATAATGGCAAATTGTTTACAATTTTGACACGATCTCTAACCGATAAGTCTTGGAAATTTAAAACATCATCTTTTATAGATACTGTTTTAATGTATTTTACAATTTCAAATGTGTATATGTCACTGAGACTCTTTCCAACTTCTTTATCAGAATCTTTTTTAACACTATCAATGCAGCTGTTTATAACTTGGCTTTCTGAAATTAATGTAGGAACTTCAAGCTCGATTGAAATTGCACCTTTAATAGATTTGGAGAGTTTCGGAGACAATTTTTTTGCCTTCTCGATAATATCATTTAAAACATCATATTTGTTATTTTTTAACTTAACAACAGTTCCTACACTATCTTTACGAAGTTGTAATATAATAAGAAGTTTATCTACAACTTTAAGTTCCTTATCTTTGGTATTCTCTACAATGATGTCATTTAAATTTTTTTGAAATTTCAAAGGACCAGTTATACCTTCAGTTATAGTTGAGATTATATCTTTTTGTTGCTTGAAAGTGAGGGATTCGCAATCTATTTCAGAGTTTTTTGAGATTGTATTGACCTTTAGATTATCTGACTTTAACTGATCAACCTTATCTAAGAAATTTTTGATATTATCTTCCATATGAGGTATTTACAAATTTAAATCAAAAATCAAGTGATGGCATTGTATTTTTTTGCTGCTCAGTCTCCTCATTATACTTTTTAACATAGAAATCAATATCTTTGATATCGGAATACAAAATGGCATCACAACTCATTCGTTTAGATAGGTAAAATATGATATCTTGAAAATATTCCTTGCTATAATTAGAAAATAAGTTTTTTAAAAATAACATCGGGTCATTAGTATAAAAATTGATTTTGAATTTTGATAAAGATTCATTGTTCAATTTGAATATTTTAGAACTATCATTGATCAATCCTTCTAAAACTTTAGAAAACAGATTAGCTGGTAATTTATCAATAATTGATTGTTTATTTTCCCTATCAAGATTTTTAAAATCTAGATGAACATCTTCAATACTGATCGAAGATATTAAATCGTATATAGGAATATGATCAACGCCCATTTGAAATGTTTTAGGAACTTGCAGTTCAAATGAAAATATATTATTTACAAATACTTTTGGAGTCTCAATATCATCAGTTAATTCCTGAAGTATGTAATACATTGGTATTTTGATTTGAGATCCATCAATTGTAAATGTCAAAAAATCATTTACATGATATTCCCATTTTATTAAAATGTTTTTAAATTTTTGATAAACATTTTCACCGTCAAAACTATTGAGGAAATGACAGAATTTGATTTCTTGATTGGTATCTAGCCATTCCGAAATTTCTTTAATTTTTTCAAATGATAATCTCATTTACATAATTACAATTTTTCGTAATTTTGACAAGCAAATGTCACAGATTTAACTTTAAAATCTGTATTTTGATAATTGAGAGTATACCCTTCCACACTTTTTGGAAAAACTTTATTAAATTTAAAGCCCTTTCTTAAGTTTCCTTGGTTATCATATTGCTTTATAACCATCGTTCCTTTTAAATTCGGACCATTTTCAACCAGTCCCTTGATTCCAACTGCGATCATCCAAGGTCTGAAATAATTTTGTTCGAGATCTTCATTAGTTTCCAGTATGTTAACTGATAATTGTCTACTCAAGAAATCATTTCGGTTATTCATGACATAAGATGGTAGAAATCCGCCAGCATTATTCATACTAGCAATCCCAAATACAGCTTGTTCATCAGGTAATCCGACATCTTGCGCAACCAATATGTTACCGTTTCGTGTCATCTCTTCAGGGCTGGTAGTGGCTCTCCATTTTTCCTGAGCGGATTGTAATACAGAGTTTATAGAGCCTGTGCTAACACCATCGATGCTAACAGACCAAAATACAGGGAGGCTAAGACAAAACTTAGCCTCCTTGCTGAATGCGTTTAAGAAATCGTTAATCTGAATGCCCATATCAAATATTTAATGAGCTATTCGATTATATCACTTAGAAAAGTCTTCGTAGAAGTGATATGAGAATGTTGACGTAAATGTCTTGATCTCACCACTACCATCTGCAATTGCATAATCAATGCTTCCAATATCTCTGATGCCAACACCGATCAATTTGATCGTCTTGATAACTTCCAATGGATTACCACTGGTTGCATTGATATCTCTGGTGCAAGGAATTGCAAGCAAATCCAATGTGATTGTGCTTTCTGGACCCGGCATACACATATTTGCAGTGGTATCTTCGTTGTTGAACGCTACTCGGGAAGCTTTCTCTAACTTTGTTCTGAGATCGAGAGCTTGATCGCAATAGAATTCAATGCTGTATCCTTCAGCACTGCCATATGTTGCACGACCGCCCAAGTTAAAAATTTGACCAGCATAATTGACTGTTTTATTTTCAATGGTGCGGGTCGGCAAGCTACCAGTTCTAGCATAAACGAGATCAGTTTCTCCATTTAAATTTAAACCGGGAAACGAAATTTGTTTAACTCTGAACAAGAAATCTCTAGCGAATTGCTTTTGAGCAGCTTGTGTGAAGAACGTTTGAATATTTGCTGGCATATATTTATTTAGTTAAATGATAATTGTTTATGGTTTTTTGTATTCAAAAACCAAGTTACCACAATCGTATATTCTCCTATATCCCCTTTCATACATTATAACACGCTCGGTTTTAAAATTGTCTGTTTCATCTTTTATCAGCGTGTGTTTTTGAAAATTCATTCTATTCAAAAGATTGATTTTATCGTATGTATAAAAATAATTAGGTTTCGATTGATTAATTAATCTCATTCCCAATTTTTTATATAATTCGCCGCTGCTGTATCTCAAATCACAATACGATATAAAATTATCAATATTGGAATTACACAATATTTTACTTGCTCCTCCGACAACTTGCGTGTTTATTTTATTGCAAAATCTTATTAATTCATATTTCGAAGATCCTCTAGTAATTTTGCGCTGTCCAAAGCACATTAATGAAACCAGTTCATTGTTGTAATATAGGCCATAGGCATTTGAAAATTTACAATCTCCTTGTATATGATTTTTTTCTAAAAATGTAGATGCGATCTTTTTATCTACATCACCATATGTACATTTTCTGGCGTATATTCGGGTGGGTGTTTTTCCCAATTTATTCATTAATATGGATTTGACTATATCTTTTTTCAACATCCATTCGTTCTCATATATTGTTATTAATTTTATATCTCGCTCTTTACACAGTTTATGTTTATCAGATGCTCTGTTTTTCAACAATGATTCTTTTTCGGCATTATTTGGATAAGATATTCCGAATGAGTGCCATAATATTCCATTATATTCAATACCTATCTGCAAATCAGGAATGTATAAATCCAATTCTAAATTTGGTAATATTTCTTTTGTATTTTTAACAATTTTGGTTATCCCCAGCGATGTTATAAATGAATGAATTTCATCTTCCGCGTGTGATCTATTTGAAAAACCATTGCATTTTGGGCAATATATTTTTTTCCAAAGCGCGTTTTTAAAAAATGGTGTGAATTCATATTCACATTTTTTGCATATGACATTTATTCGACTGGTAGTTCCAGAATTATTATCTTTTATATAATCGACAATTTTAAATTTTTCACTGATTTCAAATTCTGCTTTTTTTATAGCAGATGCATACATATGAGCTTTGGAGCTATGTTTTGAATATCCCTCAAATCTATTTATAAATTTTAAATAATCACCATTTTCATCAGTCGGCCTTGATGTTATACCATTTTCTATACAAAAACAACGCTCGGATATATTCAATTTTTCAATCGGAATTTTTGACGTATGGTGAAATACACTACATACGAAATCCTTATGTGATAATAAATCCATCAAACTCAATCTGAAAGATTTGGTTGTGTACAATTCTTTGAAAATTTTTACACAACCTTCTTTCTTTATAAGATTAAATTCCCCATCATTGAATATTTTTTTTATATCTTCAAAAATTGATATGTTTTTACTCTTGAAATCGAATTTATTCTTGATTATTTTATTGCTTTGCGCGTATTTTACAGAATTTTTATACCCTTTGACTTGTGGTGAATATTTTAGTTTCTGATTTGTGAGTGGGCAGTGCTGAAGAGTTTTAATGTCATTCATAACACAATAGATCCTCTCTGATATTTTAGGATTGTGATCATTTAAAAAAACAGTAAGGTTTTCTATTTCGATGATTAGATATTTTGGCATTTTTTTAAAATTCAAATTTCCTTTAATATCCAAACATTTATTGATAGCTTCTTTGATATTCACGATTATTTAATAGTCTGTTACTAACATAATTACACGACAACTTAAAAAATAAAGGCCAAAAATGGCCTTTATTTTTATTATATTTTATATAAGTTCTTGAAAACTAGCGTCTGTTCTTGTAGCAGTGAACTGAACGAGGATAAACTCTGCACTTCTAACGGGTTTTATGAAGATATCCGCTCTGAGTTCATTATTGTCGATAACTTCTGGAGTATTATTCCTCTCATCACAAACTATCAGATAATCGTACAATCCTTGATTTTGTTTAGCAAATTCAAACAGCGGGGTTAGAGTGTTGATGTATCTGGTTCTTGTAAACTCTGTGTTTGGTTCGAACAAGAAGTATTTGGATACCTTCTTGGTCGGTCTTTCCAGTGCCAAGAACAATCTACGAACATTGATTCTGTCGAATGCACTTGGCTTACGGCTGAGTGTCTTCTGACCAATGATAACCATACCATCGCTTGCGCTGAATGATACTGGATTGATATTGGTTTTGTAGAACTCGTCGCGTTGCTTCTGGTTAGGATTGACTGCAATATCAAGTGCTGATGTTGTTAGTAATCCACGATTGAATCCTGCTGGAGCGATCCAAGGGAAGTCATTGGCATCTGTTCTTGCGTAAGTTGCAGCTGCGTATCCAGAGAATGGAACCCAGATCTTCTCACCCGAGAATTCTTCATAAACTTGCACCCAGTTTCCATACACAGCTGCATATGAAGTGTTTTCAAGTCCGAATTGGTGTCTGATTGGCCAGTAAACATCTTGTTGGAAGTTTTTGGTTTTGTCAGAAAGAATCTTTGTATTTCTACCAGTCACCACGATGTGGCGAAGGATGTCAGCAATGAACATGCAATCTCCACGACCACCAGTGTTGCTAGGTAAGTTACAGAAGTTTTCAAATTGATTGAATATCGCACTGTAGTTACCTCTGATTTCAGTTGCAGCAGGTATGTTAAAGATATCGTTTGATGTTCTCAGGCTTGATAGCTTGTTGCTTAATGTGCTGGAGTACAATGTGTCATCGTAGTATGCTGTACCTGCGGCACATGCCATTGCGAAGATTGTACCAAGACCACCTTCAACAACAACATCAATGTCGTATACTTCGTCGTTCTTGATTGTTTCAAGAGCGCGATTTATCTTGGTTGGGATGTTGCCAACAATCTTTTGCTGGATAACAGTGTCGCTGAATGCACCAAGCGGATATAGGTTATCAGCATATCCAATAATACCTGCTAGAGATTGTAGAGTGGCCAATGGAATTCCAACACTCGCTGAGATGTTGCTGTAGTTGCTGATTGCTCCATTGGTAAGAACTCTGATCTTCTTCTGCGGGATACCTGCTGTGTTCAGGCTGCTTTCACGATACTTGTTTGAAATGTATGGGTTAACCAAGATTTCAATGTTTCTGCTGTTATTATCAACAGATTCCAAGAAGAATGGAACCGCTGGACCACCTCTTGGGTTGAGTTGGGTTCTGAATGTATCGATAGATCCTACGATTGCATCATCGAGAACGAAATCAAGTTTGAAGGACTCGTTAGCATAAAGGCTCTTACGAATCTTGAACACGCCAACATTCAACAGGTCATCATCTTGAGCGTCATCGATATCGTAATCGGTGAGGTTCTCCATGATTTCTGAGATGCTGTTAGCACCTTCTGATGGAGTTGATGATAGGTTGAATTGAAGAGTGCCGTTTGGAACATTTGTGTATGATGCGCCAACGACTCGGTTAGCATTTGTCGATACAGTTTTTAGACTCAAGACAGCATCATAGTTTGTAGCCGGGTTGATATTGGTATTGTCTGCAATACCAAGATAGTAACCTTCAAACTGTCCATTGATTGTGGTTTGCGCTTTGTTAAGAACAATAACACCAGCACCACCGAGTGCATTTAATGCGGATAGTCCTGATATATCAGCGCTTGTGGTAGACCAGTCAAATAAGCTACCTTCAAGAGCTTGTCTGTATTGAGTTTCGTTTAAGTTGAAGTGAACAGGTTCACCTAAGAAGTACGAACCTTGTGTTGTATCCAAATTAGTGGTCAATCCAACCCCTGTATCAACACTTACAGTGCTGGCAGTTATACCAAATACATCACCGGGATCGTCAAGTCCCGGAAGAACTGATGCGGTTGTGCTTGCTGTATATGTATATGGAACATATGCACTAAGTTTAATTGAAAATGAGGATGCTGATTGGTCGAATGTTTGACCGGGTGCAGATAAACTTACAGCCGCTGTGGTTTTTGTAAAGATGGTTGTGAAGTTATCAGTGTTATTTACACCGACCACAATATCACCGCTTCTAGCTGGAGCAGCTCCATTTATACTGTAAACTACAGTTCGTTGAATATTGTTACTTGTTTGGAAACTAAATGCAGCACCTGATAGTGGAGCTGCGCTCAGTACCGGAGAGTAATTTAAAGATACTTGGAATGAACTTACAGAAAACACAGCGGTTCCTGCATAATTTCTAACTGGATAAACCAATGCAGAATATTGACTTCCGAATCCATCACCGGTATTTTCACCATATGGAAGTCTGAAAGTGTAAATGTTTGCTGGAGAATTTAAAAGTTCTCTGACTGTGTAGTAGAAATAACGCTCTGAACTGTTTGTTGGAACACCGTAAATTTGTTCCAATTCATCGCGAGTTGTTACTTTTAAAACTTCATCTGTTGGTCCTTGATTCGTAAATCCGGTTACGAAAACGTTGGTTCCGATATTCTGAGGTACTGTTAATGAGAGATCACGTTCGAAAATTTCCGTTCCCGGTGAATTTATAGTTCTTCTTGCCATAAATCTATTTAATCTTTTTCATCCACAAATTTAAAAGTCAGCACAGTATTTATTTCAAAGTCGTGTTTAGTTGATGGCTGTCTTCGTAAAACTATTTTTTTACCTGTTTTTTTAAGTATTCCTAAATTATCAGATTCCATCTTTACCAAATTAAAAAAATCAGGTTCGTGTCTGCAATAAATTTCATAAGTTTCCTTTCCCGGTTCTTGAACTGTTATTAT